ATCGGCTCAGATGGACGTGCTTATTATACATTTACGGCTGATGATAACACAAAAAGCGTTAAAATAGCCAATAACAAATGTATCGGTACAACTCGCTTTAACCAGCTCATGATTGAGCGAGGAGATAAGCCAACTAATTACGTGGCGCCCGTGGTTGTCGAGGGGACAGGTAATCCGACTGGACTATTTAAAGACCTCAAAGAGCTTAATTTAGAGCTGACAGATACTGCTAACTCTCAGCTCTGGGCAAAAATCAAGCTAAACAATCATGGTATGTTACAGACATACTTTGATACGACTATTAAAAATGAGATTTTAACAACGGCTCAAGGTATCAGAGAGACTATCTCTGACACTAAGAGAGGTCTTAGATCCGAGTTTTTAAAAACAGTGCAAGGTCAGCGTATCCAGCTTGAGAGTTTGCTAGAGCAAAAGACCGCTCAACTCGGCTTGACGGTCGATGGTCTAAAACTTGATTTAAACAAAGCAAACAAACAGACAGCTAGTTTACAGGCTAGTATCAATGGTTTGCGACAAGACTATCAAGATGCTGATAGGCGCTTATCCGCAAGTTACCAGTCTGGCATTAACGGCCTAAAAGCTCAACTAGCCAATGATAAAATCGGTTTACAAGCTGAGATACAAGCAACCGCTCAAGGATTATCACAAAAGTATGATAACGAGCTAAGACAGTTATCGGCTAAGATCACAACAACCTCAAGCGGCACTACAGAGGCCTACGAGAGTAAGCTTGCGGGCTTACGTGCTGAGTTTACTCGCTCAAATCAAGGCACGAGGACAGAGCTCGAGTCACAAATTAGCGGACTAAGAGCGGTACAACAGACAACCGCTAGCCAAATCTCACAAGAGATACGTAACCGTGAAGGTGCTGTCAGTCGTGTACAACAGGGCCTAGACAGTTATCAACGACGATTACAGTCCGCAGAGGGTAATTACAACAGTTTGAGAGAGACTGTAGCGGGTTATGAGCGCAGGATATCCAATCAGGATAACACTATCTCCTCTAACTTTACTCAGCTAAAGACTTTGATAGATCAATCTGTGACCTTGGAGAAGGTCCAGTCGCTCTTGCGGCAATCTGGTGATAGTATCATGCTCGCGATTAAGGACAAGTTGCCTAAGAGCAAGATGTCTGGTAATGAGATAATCTCAGCGATTAACCTAAACTCCCACGGTGTGCAAATAGCTGGTAAAAACATCACTCTTGATGGCAATACCACTGTCAACGGCGCTTTTACCACAAAGATTGCCAACGCTATCAAAATCAAGGCTGACCAGATTATCGCAGGAGTGATTGACGCTGCTAAGATTAGAGTGATTAATCTAAACGCCAGCAGTATCGTTGGTTTAGACGCTAACTTTATCAAAGCTAAAATTGGCTATGCGATTGTTGACATGCTTGAGGGTAAAGTGATTAAGGCACGCAATGGCGCTATGCTTATTGATCTTAGCTCGGCTAAGATGGATTTTAATAGTAATGCGACCATCAACTTTAACAGTCGTGATAACGCTCTGGTCCGCAGGGACGACACACACACTGCCTTTGTACATTTTAGTAATGCCACACCAAAAGGTTATACAGGGTCAGCGTTGTATGCATCGATCGGGATAACCTCATCTGGTGACGGTGTTAACTCGGCTTCTTCCGGTCGTTTTGCAGGGCTAAGGTCATTTAGGTACGCTACGGGATATAACCATACTGCTGCAGTCGACCAGACAGAAATTTATGGTGATAATGTACTTATTGCAGATGACTTTAACATCAATCGAGGATTTAAGTTTAGACCAGACAAGATGACAAAAATGATTGATATGAACGACTTGTATGCGGCTGTAGTAGCCTTAGGACGTTGTTGGAAGCACTTAGCTAACGTTGGCTGGAATACCGTTCATGGCAATTTTGTAAGTGCTGTGAATGGGGAATTGAATAACTACATCACAAAAATTTAACAGGAGATAATATGCAATTAACTATTAAAAACAAAGATTTAAACACACTATATTGTGTACTAGACAAAATCAAAGTCACGAACATGCGAGCAAACCGCGGACGTGCTAAGCTACTCGCAAAAGTAGTAGATAAATTCAAAGAGTACGCCAAGGATGAGGGTGACCTTATTGATCTGTATGCTCAAAAAGACAAAGATGGCAAGTTTGTCATTGATGAGCACAAAAACATCAAGCTAGCAGACCCCACTAAACTCGACGAGTTCAGCGGCCTACTCAACGAGCTAGCTGATGAAGAAATTGTGATTAAAGGGGGTGAGTACTCTAAGCGATTTATTGACTTTTTAAACTTTTTAGAAGAGTGTGAAGATGAATTTACATCATCTGAAATCATTCTTATCGACAGCATTTTGGAACAATTTGAAGAAAGTAAAAAAGGAGAATAACCATGAGAAATTGGAAAGTGACAGGAAAATATCCACAATTTGACAGCACAGGAGCAGTCGCAAGCACACATATTATTATCACAGCAGAAGATGGCTCAGTCATCTCTCAACCAATCAAGCAGGACTTAAACTCAACTAATGACACAGAGATTATCAAAGCCGCTTTGGAAGAATTTAAAAAATCTGAATACGTTGAAATTGCAATGGGCGAAGCCGTGCAAAAAGTAGACGACCTTGAAAAAATCTCACAGGAAACCGCTAAGACTGCTAAAACAGCCCAAACAGCTGCTGGACTAGCTAAGGTGTCCGCAGAGCGCACGCAAAAGATGATTAACTTACAAACGATCCACATGTTAACGAGCGGCGGCAAGATTGATCCTGATATCTATAAAGGTCTTTTAGAGCTTATTGAGCCTGCTAAACAAGGTGAGTATCAGGCTTATGACGTGTTTACTGTTGTAGATGAGTCGCACGAAGATCAAGCGGGAGAAGGGAATCTAGTCTTTGTACACGTTAACGAGCCATTTACTTATGACAAACAGACGCTTAAAGAGCTAGAGGAAGAGGATAAAGTCACAGTCATTAAGTATGCGGACTTAGTTAAGTAGGATTAGCGAGGTAAGCTATGGCAACAGAGTTGATATTTGGCCTCGGCGGCTTTATTTTAGCTATAGTAACGACTTACAATATTTTTAATGCAAAATCCATCAAGCATGCGACAGATATTACATTGTTGCAGTCTGAGGTAGAGCATTTAAAAATTGTCACTCGGCAAAATGCTAGGCGTCTTGAGGAGCATGATGAGCAAAACAAAACGCTCATCACAATGACAGAGCAAATTAAAAACCTCAATCGTGAGGTAAGAGAACTTAAAGATATTATGAGAGGCGAAGCATGATTAATTTAAAATTACGACTACAAAACAAAGTAACCTTGATGGCTATTTTAGGAGCTATCTTTTTACTGGCACAGCAATTAGGTATTAAACTGCCATCCAATATTGCGGATATTGCTAACACAGCTGTGACGCTTTTAGTATTGCTCGGTGTTGTCACAGATCCAACCACACAAGGCCTGTCAGACAGTGAGCAAGCATTGACTTACCACGAACCAAAACAATAGGAGGGGACATGCGAGCAATCACACGATTAGCGTTAGTTATAGCAATCGCAATACTGTATGTGCCATTATCTGTGGTTGCTCTTATCTTTTATCCGTTTTTAGATAAGGAGGACAGATGACCTTTTTAGATAAAATTAAACAAGGCTGTTTAGATGGCTGGGCTAAGTACAAAATCTTGCCATCCTTGACCGCAGCACAAGCTATCTTAGAGAGCGGGTGGGGTAAACATGCCCCACATAACGCTTTATTTGGGATTAAGGCTGATAGCTCTTGGACTGGTAAGTCATTTGATACTAAGACGCAAGAGGAGTATCAACCAGGAGTTGTGACGGATATTGTAGACCGCTTTAGGGCTTACGGTAGTTGGGATGAGTCAATTCTTGATCACGGCAAATTTTTAAACGACAATCCACGCTATAAGGCAGTCGTTGGTGAGACTGATTACAAAAAGGCCTGTCATGCTATCAAGGAGGCAGGTTATGCCACAGCGAGTGGCTATGCGGAGCTACTTATCCAAATTATCAAGGAGAATGGCTTGCAGTTTTGGGATGCCGAAGTCTTAAAAAGTAATAAGGAGGAGAAAATGATTAGTTCTCAATGTCGAGAAGTTATCGAATTTTTTATTAATTTGGCCAATGCTGGTATGGGTGTTGACAAAGATAGTTTTGCGGGCTGGCAATGTGCAGATGTGCCTTGTTATGCAGCAAAGCACTGGTTTGATGTGGACCTTTGGGGAAATGCGATTGACTTACTAGATAGTGCAGCAGCCTTAGGATGGGAAGTCCACCGCATGCCGACAGATGCAAATCCACTGACGGGAGCATTTTTTGTCCAATCAGTGCCGTATCACCAATTTGGACATACGGGAATTGTTATCGAGGATAGTGACGGTTACACCATGCGCACTGTCGAGCAAAACATTGATGGCAATCCTGATGCTTTGTATGTCGGTGCACCAGCTCGTTTTAACACTCGTGACTTTACTGGCGTGATAGGTTGGTTTTACCCCCCATATCAAGGGGATACAGTCACGCAACCAGTCAGAACCGAGCCGCAAACGTCTGACACTATCGTAGAGATACCAAAAACAGGTACTTTTACCCTAGATGTCGCAGAGATTAATATTAGACGTTGGCCAAGCCTAGCCAGTGAAGTAGTAGGTAGCTATAAGCAAGGCGATACCGTTAGCTTTGATAGTGAGGGCTACGCTAATGGCTATTACTGGATTAGCTATGTTGGAGATTCAGGTATGCGTGACTACCTAGCTATTGGGCAGACTGATAAGGATGGCAACCGCATCAGTATTTGGGGTAAATTAAATTAGATAAGACAAATGCCCTCGCTTTTTGCGGGGGCTGTTTTTTGGTATCCTAATCAAGATGTAGTGTTAGCTAACTTTTTAGCTAACAAGATATAGTACTTGACAAATATGTTATAATTAAGAAAAAGGAGGTGTAATTGAGATGCATGCGTTATTTGTTGCAAATTATATAATTGAGTATTCAAATAAAAAAGGCTACAAAATTAATAACCTTAAATTGCAAAAATTATTATACTTCGTTAATGTAAGAAACATTCTTGAAAATGGAACTCCGCTTTTTGAAGAGAGTATGGAAAAGTGGAAGTATGGACCGGTTGTTCCTGATGTCTATCATGAATATAAACGTTTTGGAGCTTTTTCCATTTCTACAGACGAGATGATTATGGAATATGTTGAATTCAGCGTCAGCCCATTCGGGGAGTTATCTGACTTAGAGATAACTGAATATGACTCACAAAAAGTAGAGAATACTCAATTGATTGAGAATACAGTTGATGCTCTGCATGGGTTCGGTCCGTTCGAACTTGTTGATATTACTCACGACCATACACCTTGGAAAAAGTATGAGGATAGAATAATGGACGGTGTCCAAGGAATTAAATATACAATCGAAGAAATAAAAGACTTTTTTGGACATAATCCAGGGGCTAAAATATGGGTACAATAGCTCCAGCGTTTATGGAATTATTACTAGATGCTAATTTTTGCAAAGCACCAGTAAATAATCAAGACACTTTATTAAAGGTTTATCATAGGGAAATGGCTAAAGATAATGTCACAATTCCTTATGAAATAATTGCTGAATATGTGTATAGTCACGAAGATAGCGTTGAAGAAAATGAGAAATTAAACTCAAATATCGACTTTATTATTTCGGAATTTTCAGGGACTGATACACAAAAAGATATTTTGATAAAAAACCTCGATAAAATAAAAAGCAATTATTCATTAGCTCAAACTCAGAAAAAATTTATACTTAAAAACTCTCAAGAAGCTAAAGATGTTCTGGAGAAGATTATCCCTGAGCTAAACACATTAGCAAAAGAAACTTCTAACCTTGCAGCTACAAATGACGAATTAAAAAACAATCCGCAGAGACTGACGGTGTTTTGCAAAAAGTTAAGCAAGGAGTGGATGATGTTCGGAATACAAAATCTTCAATCTACACAGACTTTATTGCTATCTTAGGAGTGTTTTCAGCTTTTGTTTTTGTTATGTTTGGTGGTATAGATGTAGCAAGGGCGATATTTGACATTGGTAATGATCTTCAGACTCTTGATTTATCAAGGATGATTACTGTCTCAAGTCTAATGCTAATCGGTGTATTGACATTGATGTATTCTTTGTTGCTGTGGGTAGCTAGAATTACAGGTAAAAATTTTGGTAACTGCTATTCGTCGAAATGTGATAATGGGTGTCGGCATAAATGGCGTCATTTTCTCATGAGACATTCATTTTATTTTTCTTTAATGTTCTTACTTGTTTTAACAACTGTAGTTAGTCACTGTCTCCTTAAATAAAAAACCAACCGCTCTCTTGATTGAGGGCGGTTTTTTGTGTGCAAAATCAAGAAAATTCTTTTATCTTCTAAAACAAAAAAAGGGGGGAAGATAAGTTAAAAACTTAGTCATACCAACCTGATGAAGTAGGCTATCTTGAATAGATGCTGTTAAATAATTGTATACATAAAATCCTATTATATTAAGCTTTATAGCTGTATAATGTTTTTTTGTGTTTTTTTAAAATTATAGTTGAATTATTATTTAAATATAGTATACTTGCTAAGCAAATTGATTAAACTTAAAAAATGTTAGGAGAAAAAATGAAAAAAAATACCTTGACTTTGTTATTCCTTGTGTGTGTATCGCTTGCTCTATACACTACTGAGAGTGTCTTTTCAGATGCTGTGTTGGTTAATAGCGAATTAAAAAATATCTATACGAAAGATGTAATTAATAGAACCAATATGAAGATAACAAAGAAAATTGGCACCCAGTTAATATTTAACACGAATGAAAAAACTAGAGTCTGGGACGATGATAATTATAATAAAGTTATATCTAGCAATGTTTCTCCAGCGCAAGAAAGACGCTTTAAGGAAGAAGAAGTTGATATTTATGCTCTAATAAAATCCTACAGTGTGATATGTAAGGAACAATATAATTATGTTGATGGAGGTTTGATAAGAACAAGTGACAGAGAGAAACTTGATTCAACAATATATATGAATATTTTTGGGGAACAGATACCGCTAAAAGAGCAATCAAAATATAAAATCACATTTCAGAATAAGTTTGTAACTTTTCAAGAAATTGATGTTAGACTTAGGAAAAGTTTGATGAGCGATAATAGAATAAAGTTATATGAACATAACTCAATTTGTAAAAAAGGGTATTGGGGAATTCATTATAAAGATAATACAACAAAGTTTACCGATTTATTCACTCATCCTAACTATACAGATAATGAAACGATTGATATGAGTAAAGTAAGTCACTTTGATATTTACTTAAACGAAGATTTTTCTAAAAATTAGTGGTTGAATGCTATCTTAATTTAATTTTTAGTCTATTTAAATAGATTTTTATGAATTAGACGGTTTTAGTAGACTTAGAGCAGCTTGTCACTATCAGTCAAAAGTCGGTTAACCGAGGAATATTATAAAACCGCTCAGATTGATTTCTGTGCGTTATAGAATTCAGTTTATTGTCTTTTAAGAATTCTGCTCAAGCACTTCCGATTTAAGCATTTTGAGGTTCAAGTTCCAAAAACATAGTTTAATAGCTATATTGATTTATTAAGGAGAATATAAGATAAATGAGAATTTTTTTACACCAGAATTGTCGTTTGGTTAATATGTCAACTACTTTTTTTATAGTAGTATTGTCATTGATGGTATTTTCTGTTAGGATGGTTTCTGCGGAAGGGACTATTAATATTAAGGATATATACTCTCCAAGGTGGGATGTAGATAAAACATTATCCCCTACTACCTTAAGAGAAATTTATAACAGAGATACTATAAAAAAAGTGAATAAACCCATTACTGGAAAAAGAGGGACGCAAGTTATTATGGATGCTCAGCATAAAACTAAAGTATGGGAATTTGATGATTATAATTTTATAATATCAAGTAACCTACACCCATCTGTAGAAGGTAAATTTAATGTTGGAGATAATGTCGATGTTTTTGGTCTTGCATTATCAGCTGAAGTATTTTCAAAAGATCAAATACATTCAATCAATGGTGGTCTCGTTAAAGTTAATGAGAGAAAAGGAGCCGGAAAAACGATTTACATGAACGTTTTTATTGATGGGCATAAAAAAGATGATACCTCGAAATATAAAATAACTTTTGAAAAATCTCCCGTTACCTTCCAGGAAGTTGATGTTAGATTGAGAAAATCATTTATGCTGAACGATGAAATAAAACTTTATCAGTATGATTCCAAAGTTCTATCTGGAAACTGGGAATTTCACGGCTCAGGCGAGAAAGAGGAAGGTGCTGACTTATTTAAATACCCAGATTATAGATATAATAATTTGATAGATATAGACAAAAAGAGTCATATTGATGTCTATTTATTCACAAACAAAGAAAATTAATTAGTATCAAGAAACCAAGGAATACCCTCTTAATTGAGGGCGTTTTTTGTTCGGTACATATAAATGTGTCCAATATACCAGACTTTTTACGAATAAATAAATAGGAGGTGCTTTATGCTAACATACGACGAATTTAAGCAAGCTATTGATGACGGATATATCGTAGGAGACACAGTTATGATCGTGCGTAAAAACGGACAGATTTTTGATTATGTGTTGCCGCATGAGGAAGCGAGAAATGGAGAAGTTGTGACAGAGGAGAAGGTGGAAGAAGTGATGGTGGAATTAGACTATATCAAATGA